GTAAGGGGGAGATATGAGGACATATTGCAAGGCAGAAATGAAATTTATAGACGTCACGGCACTGTCAGATGCGTCTCCTTCTACGGATGATAACCAGTCCATAGGAAATATCGAACTGTTTGAAGCAGAGCATCAGCAGGAAGCCTATGGCACTACGGAGTGGAACCAGTTCCTCTTGTCGGGTGAAAAAAGCATTTTGTCAGATGATCCGGAAGATATAGCATTCTGGAGTGCGGAACAATCCTTGGATGACTGCACTTTTGAGAGCAATCCTAAATTGGCGGTACAATTTACTGCGCAGCATTCATCTGCCGCAATTACATTGTATTTCGAGGACGAATACCCAGCGGAGCTTAGAATCACCTGGTACACAATGTCCGGAATCAAACTGATCAGCAAGATGTTTTATCCGGATGGGCTGGTGTATGTATGTGACAATCAGGTACAAAACTACGGCCGTATTGAGATCGAATTTGTCCGGACGGTGTATCCGCGAAGATATATCAAACTGCAATACATGCTTTATGGCAAATACATTGTATGGGATAAGGATATGATCCAGACCGGGAAGGTACAGGAGGATATTGATGTCACCTCGGCCACCATTCCTATTAATAAAGCGGATCTGGCCATTGTGGACGTGAACAGCGATTTTGATATTGGTAATGATGATGGTGCATGGAAATCCATCCAGAAGACGCAGGAGATCATCCTTACAGAGTACCGGAATGGCATCGGAATTCCCATCGGAGCATTTTATGTGGATGATTTTTCTTTTAGTAAAAATGTGGCAGGTTTTAAACTTATAGACGCGATAGGCTTGATGGATAAGTACACATTTTATGATGGGCAGATATATGAAAATGAAAGGGCGGAGAATATCCTGCATGCGGTCTTTGCGGCGGCAGGGATAAAAAAATACACCATAGCCACAGACGTGGCAGATATTACGCTGACAGGATATCTTGGTGTCCAAACGTGTCGAAAGGCATTACAACAGATATGCTTTGCCTGCGGGGCGGTAGCGGATGACAGCCGCAGCGACACAATCAGAGTATATAAACCAGATAAGTATGTGTCAGCGACCGTGGGCACGGATAGGAAATTTAATGGGTGCACAAAAGTATCACTGGATAAATATATATCCGGAATCTCGATAGAGTGCAAAAAGTATTCTCTGGAGGATAAAGATACTGAGATTTATAAAGATACGCTGCAAGCCGGGGATACGAAACTTACTTTTACGGATCCGTATCTGCCGTCATCTGTTACGGTATCTGCCGGAGCAATAAAAGAGGTGAAGACCAATTACATTGTAGTCAGTATGGCCGAGACCGGGCAATGCACAATTGTCGGGCGGAAGTATGCCAGTAATGCATATACCTACCATAAAGACGTAGATATGCTGTCGGCTGGTGAGACGGAAAATAAAAAGAAATATAACGGATGCACGTTGTATAATACCGACCTGATTTGCGATGTGGCGGAAAATCTGCTGAAGTATTATGCCATGCAGAAAAAGTTAGATATGAAGTATCTGCAAGATAAGGAACAGGTAGGAAACTGGGTAAATGTACGGGAAATTGGTGGACACATGGCGACGACATTGATCGAGAGCCAGTCAGTGGATCTGACTGGGGGTTATATAGCAACGGCAAAATGCAGGGGCTATAGCGTGGTTACCAAGGATCCGGCATATACCGGTGAAATCTATGCAGGAGAGAGGGGGCTGATCTGATGGATCTGCGGCCAATCAATCCATATTACAAAAGAAATCGAAGAACTAAGTATCGTGCGAAGGTGTCTGCGGGACCGGCAGCCTATAGCTATCCGTATGAGTGGATCCCACCGGTGACAGACCGCACGCAGAAAGATGTAGAGCATGCGAGGGAACTGCTGACGGTAGGATGGAGCAATCTGACAGCAGAACAACAGGCGGAATACATGGCCGGGCTGAAAGGCTGCATTAACGCAGTAGATCTGGCGAGGATCGAGAACAATATACAGATATTGCTTGATGTACTGGAATTGCAGAATACCAGTCATGTAGACGCTGTTCCGGAGCTGCCGACGGAAAGTTACTTTGCTGATATGAGAGATAATATCACAGCAATCAGAACAGCATATTTTGTACATAAGGATACTCCAGAGGTGCCGGAACTGCCCTTTAACACATGGCAGGACTACAATGCCATTGAACAGATATTAAATGATGTGTATGAGGTAGTAAGTGCGCAGTTTAATTATTATGCAGGCAATGAGATATATACTGGGGACGCTGTTGGATTATTGCTATAAGGAGGGAACGGAATGTTTGAACAGAAGGAATGGAAGGATAGGGAGTCGGAATATCCCACCCGCCGGAAACTGACGAAAGAGGACGGATCTAATGAGTTGGTTACGGTGGAAAGAAGTGAAGGATCTGTGTTGCAGGAAGGTGATGCATTTTCAGCTGAGAATATGAACGACCTGGAAAAGCGGATTGGCGATGAATTTGGGCAGGTATTATATGTAGTGTCCTTTGATGCCAGTACCGGCACACTAGTCACTAAGACAGCAGACTACGAGGAGTAGATAGAGAATGAGCAAGACAAATAACACAACGCTGAAGAACGTGAGACATAACGGTCAGAAGGTAAAGAAATGGTATAATAACGGCACGAAGGTATATAGCGCCGGGAATGTGGTTACATATTACTTTAATTCGAGTGACTATGCGCAGGAAGAGATAGACAGTGAAGCATCCTGTTTAACTCCTAAAACGGTCGATTACATAAATCATTTTCCCGGCTGGACGTTTGTCGGCTGGCGCGAAGATAATACGGCATCAAGTACTGTAGTGGCATCTAAGGTAATGGGAGACGAACCGGTTACCTTGTATGCTGTGTATAAAAGGACCTTAACTGCGACTTTTAATGGTAATGGAGCTACTAGTGGATCAGTAGCAAGTATTAGCGGTACCCAATATTATAATAATGGTAATATTGCGAATCCTACTATTACTTTACCTGCGAATGGTTATAGCAGAACAAATTATAAGTTTAATGGATGGAATTATGGTGCTGTTGGAGCAAAGATTACACTGACTAGTAATATTACAGTATCAGCGCAGTGGATTCAGTCTGTTTATGCGTATGGATATACCGGTGGAATGCAGAGTTTCACGGCTCCTGTCACTGGTACTTACTTATTGGAGGTTTGGGGCGCTCAAGGTGGAAATAATAATGGAGCCAGCGATAGAGCGACTCCCGGATATGGTGGATATGGCGCTGGTTACGTCACACTAAATCAAGGACAAGTTATTTATATTTGTGTAGGAGAAAACGGAAATAGAGCTATACGCCAATATCGATATACTTACAATGGTGGAGGACGAGCTTATGATGCTCCTGGTGGAGGGGCTACTCATATTGGTACTCGAAATGGTACATTAAGGGAATATGGCAATACCAGTGGATTATTTATTGTTGCTGGTGGCGGTGGTGGTGCTGGTGCTGGTCACAGCCCAAATGGTGGTGTTTTAGGTCACGGTTATCAAGGCGGTAGCGGAGGTGGCGCATCTGGAGGTTATGGTTACGCACAACACTATGCTGGAGATGGGTACGAAGGTGGCGCTGGAGGAACACAATCACGTAGTCCTGCTGGTTATAACGGTGGTTTTGGATATGGTGGATGGAATTCTGGTAGTGAATGGTTAGCAGCTGGTGGCGGTGGGCTTTACGGTGGAGCTTATGGACGAGAAGATAGCGATAGCGCCTGGACTGCTGGCGGCGGTGGAGGTTCTGGATACATTGGCGGAGTATCAAATGGTTCCTGGTCCAACGGTGCTAGATCCGGTGATGGGTATGCGAAAATCACTTTATGCTAGACAAGCAACTAAAATGGTACAAAAAAGAAAGCCACATATATTACAATAGAAAAAAAGGAAGTCATAACATCTGGGGGGGTGATAAACGAATGAACGAACTCGATGTCGAACATAGACTGACAGAAGTAGAACAGAGGGCAAAATCAAACCAACACAGATTGGAAGAACTGGAACCTGTGGTCAAGGAGATACATACCATGTCTAATACGATGATCCAATTGGTGGAAGAGGTTAAGCACACCAATGAGACAGTGGCCAGCCTCGACAGGAAGGTCGATAAGATGGACAGTCGTGTAGATGAAATGGAAAATGCCCCGGGAAAAGAGTGGAGCAATACCAAGAGAGCATTAGTCAGTGCTGTGATCGGAGGAATCGTAACTTTTTTGATCACTGGATTGCTTTATGCAGCAGTTCAGGCCTTTTAATTTAATAAGAAAGAGAGGAATAACATTATGGATTTATCATTTTTACTGCAACTTATTAGCCCTATCATTTTAGGCATTTGTCTGGTGGTTGGATACGGCCTTAAGACAGCCTTTGACAAATTCCCGAATAAGTACATTCCTTTGGCATCCATGTGTCTGGGGACGATTATCGCAATCATTATCCATATGTCCTCCGGGATCAACGCAGAGATTGTGTTGGGAGGTATGATCTCCGGACTGGCAGCTACCGGTATGTATGAGCTGCTCCGAAATTTATTGGACTTTGACGGAAAGAAGGGAAAATGATTATGAAACAGGAATTATATAAGGGACCGGATATTTCCAAGCACAACGGTACCGTCAACATCAAAAAAGTACGTGATGCCGGCTACAAGCGTATCGGAATCCGCGCAGGTTATGGCAAAAATAACGTGGATGAAAAATTCGTGAGCAATGCGCTGGCATGTTTTAATCTGAGAGTAGCAGCTGTCATCTATTGGTTTTCCTATGCATTATCAGTGCTCATGGCAAAAAATGAAGCGGACTATTGCTGTGACCAGGTAGAGAAGTATTGGAAGAAATGTCCGGTTGCATATGATCTCGAATATGATACCGTGAGATATGCCAGAACGAAGGGCGTGAATATCACAAAAGATTTGGCCACAAACATGGCGATTGCTTTCCTGTCCAAAGTAAAAGAAAGAGGACATGTTCCGGTGATTTACA